TTAAAGTAAAATGCTCAAAAATATCTTTCATATCTTTTTTTCTTAATTCTTTTATTGATTTCTCTCTAGCTAAAAAGTCCTCAGATTCCCAATCATATAAATCGGACACGTCAAATCCTTCTAATACATAAGCTCTCAATATAGACATTTTTTTTAATAGGTCATATGATTGCCAAAATGTCTCTTTGTTGGCGTGTTCTAAACAGTTTTGAATATATTCATATCCTTTTTGTTCGTTCCATACTTTATATTGTGTGGGATATGAACTTAAATAGTTATCAATGTCTATTGCTGTAATATTTGTTACTCTATCCCCACTAGCATTGAATACAATGTTATTTATAGCTTTAAACACAATTCTGTGTAATGATTGCATAAAATCTTCTGGCTTTAATTGACAGTCATTGTGTCTTAATAATTCCGTATCTTGACATATTGAACCAATCACAGTGTACACACTTCTGACCGGATTGAGGTTAGATAAATTTCTGTTTTCCATTATTCATTCTCCTTATCAACATTACTTAGTGTTTCTATCATATCTCTGATAATGAAGGATTCATCTGAAAGAGCATCACTACTTGTACTCTTGATATTAAACTCTTTATATAATTCTTTTTCCTTTTGTCTCTTGCTCTTTTTCTTATTTTGTTCTTGTTGCACCCATAAAACAAAACTTCCTGATGCATTGTTTTTTATATCATTTAAAAAGTCAGAAACATTATCCCAATCACTAAGATTGTCTAAAATATCACGTGCATATTGTTTATAAACCAATCTTGTTAATATATATTTATCATCTGTAACAAAGTAGGCTTCTATTTTTTTGCTATTATATTTAAATTTTGTTTTCTTATCATGTAATAATTTTCCATATTCTTCTATTTTATAATCATTCATATTTATTCCTCCATGTCATATAACATACCATTTTTATATTTATTTCTATTAAAAAGCTCAGCATTTACTGTTATAGTTTCTTTTTTGTTCTCTTTTCCTTTGTTGTTGTTTTTATTTTCTTTTCGTTGTTTTATATAATCAATAAATTCTTTATATGAATTTTGATATAATGTTAACCCATATTTCATATCATACTTACGTTTTTCAATATTAATAGTAAATTTTATAAGAGCTTCTATTCTTTTATAACTCCAATCATTATTATTGTGCATTTCTTTTGCATGTTTTTTCATTAAAGGTGTTACAAAGCCATATTCATTAGTTAAATATTTGTATAAACTTTCTCGTTCTTCTTTTTCTTTAATGACTACTTTATAACATTCTGGACAATAATTCTTTCCAGAAATCTTTCTTACGTTTTCTTTTTCATGTTTAATTCCATATGGTTCACAATAAGGACCATAACATTTTACTTTACGTGACATGCTTTCACTTCCTTATATAATGTATGTATATATTATAGCATAGAACTATGTCTTTTGTCAATAAAAAAAGACTAGAATTAAATCTAGTCTTATAGTCTAAAACTACTTAATAGCAATTCTATAAGAAAAACAACTCCTACACAAGCCCAAAAACTAACATACTTACCTGTAAACGCACCAATTACTCCATATAGTACCCACGCAGGTATAAAAATAGCTGCTAAAATAACCAATAATGCTAATAATACTATTAATAAAATAGTCCCAATCGCTTTAAATAATTCCATTTTAAACCTCTCCGTTCTCTCGTTTTTCTTTTATTTCTTGCTCCAACTCACTAATAGTTTCTTTTATCTTTTCAATATCAGTTTCATTTTTTGTTCTTCTATAAATTTCTAAAGCAGTATCTGTACGTTCTAATTTTTCACTATTACTCATATTTTTATTTTTAAATATTTCTTGAATAGCACCACATGCAAAAGAATTACACATCTCTTTAGTAGAATTTAGAATATCTTCTTGATTGACATATAAATTATCCATAATTTCCTCCTAATTACAGTATACTATTATAGTTATATTACTACTTATCTTTATACTCTTTTAATTTTTCATTTCCTTTATCAACTTTGTCTTTAATATCTTCTATGTTCTCCTTAATTTCTAATGTTGCTTCTTTAATCTCTTTGTCTTTTTGATATGTTTTGTAGTGCATATCATCTCTTTCCGTCATATTCTTTGCTCCTTATAATTATACTATATGATAAAAATCATCAACTTTTTCTTTTAAGTCTTCTCTAAAATTCTTATAATATTTTTTGTTTCTGTAGTATTTTTTGTCTTTTTTAAACTCTTTATCTTGTTTAACCTTTTTAAAATCAAGGGCTTTTTTATATCTATTATATTGTTCTTCTCCACCTAACACTTCAAACTGAATTTTCATTTCTTCTATTTGAGCTTTTAACAATCTTCTTTCTTGTAAAAATTCTTGGAGCTTTTTATACATTTCTACAGATTGTACCACATTAAATTCTGTTTCTCTAATATCAGTTAAAATGTCTTCAAATTTACTATTTATTTCTTTCATTTCTAACTCTAAAATACTTATCGTTCCTTTTAAATCTAACATTTCACTATAAATTTTCTCAATGTAGTTCATATATATTCACTCCAATATCTGTTAAGTAGCTTTTTAATTTTAAATATAATTGTATACCACCCAATGAATCAAAAGTTTTCTTAATATTTTCTTTTTTTCTTTGAACTTTTTCTTGTTTATGTACTCTTAATTGATATTGTAAAGCATGTATCATATTGTACATATCATAGCCACTCATTTTTTCTGTTTCTATTGTATGATATATTTCTTGTATTTCATTTTTTAGGATAGGTATTCTATTAGTGTTTACTGAATCAGAGCAATTATATAATTGCACTTTAATATCCTGTAATTTTCTAAACTTTTTCTTTAAGTCCTCTGTTGACTTATTACACATGTTATATTTCAATGGTTTTATTTGTGTGGGTTTGTTGTCAACAAAGTCATATTTATTTTCTAATCCTTTTAATACTTTTTGTCTTTGCTTTCTTTTATTTAGTCTCTTTTGTAGTATCTCAGCCGTAGGATTGTTTCTATAATCATCTAATTTTAATGATTGTAAGATTGATTTTCTTTGCTGCTCCACTTCTTTTGTTGGTACTTTTTTCATATTGCTTCATTCCTTTATATCTAAGATACTTATATTATATATGTATACCCCCTTAATGTCAAGGGGGTTTTAGATATTATTCAAAATAAAAATCTTCGTCTTTGATAGAAACTACTGTGGCTTTCTTATAAGAATCTCCTTTAACACTAAAGAAATCATGTGTTTTTTTACCAACATTTAACCCATTTAACACAATAGGATTAGGGTCATCATGTTCATAACGTGATTCATAACCTAAATTATTTAATGCTTTATTTGCATTGTATTTAACGAAATCTAATACATCAATTGTTAAATCAACTTGGTCATATAAATATCTAGTATATCCAATTTCATTTTCTAATAATTCATCAAATAAATTAATAGTAAATTCTTCCAAACCTTTGATTTGTTCATCAGTTAAATTTTTTAATAACTCTTGGTAATTCAACCCTGTGTACACGCCGTGTATCGACTCATCTCTTATTATTAAATTAATAATCTCTCCTGCTCCAACTAGTTTTCCTTGTCCTGCCATATATAATGGATAGTAAAATCCAGAATAGAATAGAAATGTTTCTAATGCAACCGATGCTGACATTGCTTTTGCTAATGTGTAATCATCTACGATTTCATCATAATATTTTTTGATAATTAATCCTTTTTTCTGTAGATGAGGATTTTCTTTTACCCATTCAAACAGTTCGTTAATACGTTTAGACGATTCTAAAGTTAGAAAAATATTAGAATATGAGCGAGCATGAACCGCTGTCTCCATACCACCCATAAACGTAAACACTGCTTTCTTTTGGTGTGAATTTACATGGCGTGCAATGTCTGGCATACCAACGTCCCCTTGTAAGGAATCTAGCAAGGTTAGACCTGCTAGAACTTTTGAATAAGTTTCTTTCTCGTCTTCTGTTAATTTTTTCCATGTTAATGTATCATTAGACAAACTTACCTCTTCTGGCAGCCAAAATTGTTTTAAATTTTGTAACATAAACATTTCTGAAAAGTCGTCATCTTTTTTATTCCAATTACCTGCTGTTAATACCAATATAATTTCCTCCTATTTACACTGCACAACTTAAACATTCTGCTTGTTGATAATCTTTTTGTCTAGTATAATATAATGTTTTAATACCTTTGTGATGAGCATATAGATAAATTCTAGTCAATTGTCTAGTATCTACACTATCCTTAACAAACAACGTAAAACTAATACCTTGATGAACGTGTTTTTGAATAGTAGCAATTAAATCCACTACTTTAAACATATCCATATCGTATGCTTCTTTGTAATAGAACCATGTAGAATTATTTAAACCAGGCATAGGATAGAATGTTCTACTATCTCCATAAGTTCTTTCTTCTACTCTATCAGTGATTGGCATTACTGATGCTGTGGCTGATTGAACATACGAGATGCTGCCGGTAGGTGCAATTGCTGATAAATATGAATTATACATACCATCTTCTTTTACTTTTTGAGCTAATTCTTTCCAATCATCTTTTGTAGGAATATGAATACCTTCAAATAATGCTTTCACTTTGTCAGATTTAATCTCAAAATCTTCATTATAACGCTCAAAATATTTACCAGTTTGATAGTCTGAACCTTCAAAGCCTTTAAAAGTTTTATTTCTTTCTTTAGCAATGTCAGTTGATTCCATAATAGTCCAATAGTTTACAGTTCTAAAGAATGCGTCTACAAACTCAATAGCGTCTTTTGATTCATAAGCAATACCGTTTTGTGCTAAATATCCATGTAGACCTAAAGCCCCTAACCCAACAGAGTGCATTTCATCATTGGCTTTTTTAACTGCTGGTGCATTTTTAATGTTTGTTTCATCAGACACTCTTGTTAATGCTTTGATTGAGTATCTTACTGTTGTTTCAAAGTCTTTTTGTTTCATGACATTTCCAATATTTAATGAACCTAAATTACATGAAATATCTTGACCGATATTATCTGGTTCTTCATAGTCTGTATACTCTGATACTTCGCTGTATTGTAAAATTTCACTACAAAGATTAGAGAATTTTACTTTACCTAAATTATTTAATGCGTGGTCTTTGTTAACATTATCTTCAAACATAATATAAGGATAGCCACTTTCTATTTGAGTTACAGAAATTTGCTCTAATAAATCTCTAGGGTCAATTTTTTGCTTTCTAATTTCTGGGTCGTTAATTAGTTTATCGTACCATTCTTCCATATCAATTTCATCAATAGTAACGCCATATTTATCCCATAAATTTTTAGGATAGAATAAGTACATAGGTTCATTGTTTCTTGCTAACTCAATAAACTTGTCTGGAATAACTACTCCAATAGATAATGTTTTAACACGTACGTCTTCGTCAGCACTAATTTTTTTAGTGTCTAAGAAATCGTAAATATCAGCATGGAACACATTTAAATAAGTAGCAAAGCTACCTTGACGTTTACCGCCTTGATTAATATGTCTTTGTGATTGGTCTAAGTTTTTCATAATAGGTACTACACCCATTGTTTTATTATCGTTACCCATTAAATCTTCGTTCTTAGCACGTGTTTTAGTTAAATTAATGGAGATTCCACCTCCAAGTTTACTTAACTGTCTGGCTGTACTATTCATCATATTAATATCATTTAGTGAATCTCCAGTTTCTAATAAGAAACAAGAAACCATTTCTCCTGCTTTAAATAACCCAGCATTTAACATTGTCGGTGTTGCAGGTTGGTATTGTTGTGTCATTAATAAATCAATATATTTCAACGCTTCGTCTATATCGCCGTTACCAAAGAACAACGCTACTACTGATAATCTATCTTCATAGCGCTCTAAGAAATGTTGGTTATCATGTGTTTTTAGTGCGTAAGAATCATAGAATTTTTTAGCCGACATGTAAGACGGGAATCTAAACTTATAGTTATAAGCACGTTTAAATACTTTTTTAATCTCTGAAAACTTGTATTTATCAAATAATTCTTTACTATAATATCTATTTTCTAAAAGATAATTAATTTTTTCTTTTAAGTCATGGAACCAAACCATGTTCATATTTACATAATCTACAAAATACTTCTTAACTGCCTCTTTATCTTTTTCAATTTGTAATTCTCCTTGAGCAGAAATTACTTCATTGTTCAATTCAATGTGTCCTTTTTCTTTAACCAACAGAATCAACCTTTCTAATAATGTCTTCAATTTTTTGTTTATCTTTTTTAGTCCCAGACAACTCTAATTTGCAATATAGTGGAACACCGTATTCGTCAGATATTTTTTCTCCTGCAACTGCAAATAATGAGCCCCAATTTCTATTACCAAAAGATACTACACCTATCATTTTATTAGAATGTTTGTCTAAAAAATTTTGCACAGGTTCTGGTATCTGTCCAAAATTATAAGTAGGAGTAAACAATATATAATTATCTTTAGGCTCTGAATCTATATTATGTTTCTCTAAGTCTGTATCTAAACTATCAATAAATCTTTTAGTATTATTTGACTTGGAGTAATATATTAATTCCAATTTTATTACCTCCCAAATTCTAGCTCAATATATATTATATCATAAAAGAACAGTTTTGTCAACTGTTCTTGTAAAATAATTATTATTTTTTGCCACTTCTAAATGTAATTAAATCTTCATGTAAAACAACTTTAACAAGGGCTGGAACCCCATCTTTTGTTTCTTCTATAATTTCTACATTGTCATATATCTTACATAACCTAGTTATATGTGGAATATTGGAACTATATATAATCCATCTATTTAATTCTTTATCGTAGGAGCATGTTGTTTCTGCTTCGTATTTAGAATATCTACTGTCTACTATTTTAGCCATTTATCAATCTCTTTATTTACTTCGATTTTAGCAAAACCTTTAAGATTTTTATGTTTGGAAATAACCTTATCTTTTAATGCTTCAGTAGAAACTGCTCCCATATAGTCTCCGTCTTTATTAAAAATCGCATAAACTGTGTATTGTGGTAATTTATTATCCATGCTTTAATCCCTCATTTCTTATTAATGAATCAATTTGTGTAATTTTGTCTCGAATTAATTCAAAATATATATTTTTTTCAATATCATTATCATTATATATCTTTTTATATAAATTTATTTTTTCAAGCAATGAATTTAATTCATCATTTGCCATATATATATGTTTATTCATTTCTACTACTAAGTGTTGTTTCTTTTTTTCAATTTCAATATTATTTGATAATTCTTGTAATTTAACTTCTGGATAGTAGCTTAATTCTATTAAACTTTCAACTACATATTTTTTTAGTGGGAAACTAGTCTTAATTATTTCATCATTATAAACATAATTAATAATTAACATACCAGTTTCTCCCTGTGATTTTACTATATCTATATAATTTCCTCCACCTAAATCTACACCTACAAATTCATTCATTTTATGTTCTTCTAACTCATAATAGCTTTCTTCAAATTTCTCTCTTAATCCATCGTTTACCATAAATAACCTCTCCTTTTATATTATTCATTATCCCAACGAACAGACACCATAACACCATCTTGTGAATCTTCATATACTGTATGGAAACCTTCATTGTCTAATTCTTTAAGAACTGCTAATATTTCTTGTTTATTATACCCTTCTATAGGTTCTTTAAACTTAAATATTTTATAATATAATATACAACTAAACCTACCTTTTTCACTAGCTGTTTTAATATCTGATTTAGCTTGTTTTAAAAATTCATCAATATTTTTCTTTTTAGGTTTAGCTGTATTAAAGTCGTTTCTTGTTCCTTGAAACCAACGTTTTGCTTTAAGTGTATTATCATAGGTTCGTTGTGCTAGATTCTTTTTTGCCATTATACTAACTCGCCATCTTTCCAAATGAGTGTCATTGTCATATCATCATTTAAGATGTAAATAGAAACGCTATGTTCATTTTTAACTTCCGAAATAGTGCGGTTACCGTACATATAAGATTTTAATATTTTTAAGTCTTTCCAACCTTCCTCTTTTGAAGGTATTGCATTTCTAACTTCTAAAAGTCTAGGAATTGCCGTTTCTTCTGTGATTGATTCTTCAATTTCTACTGTGAAAGTCTCGTTCACAGCAATTTCATGCTCTATTGATATATTTTGAAGCATATCGAAATACACAGAACCACCATCGAGATTACTATAAAACGCTTTTTCTGTAATACAGTTCTTCCAACCCCACTGAATTAATTCCGGTAGTGTCATTTCAACTTCCTTTTTAATCTTTACCATAATATCTCTCCTTATTTACTTATCCTTTACATAATCTAAAGGAATATCAATATCATCTTCTGATTCTATTTTAACAAATATTTGTTGCAATGTCAATGATAATATGGTAATTATACCTAATAAAACCGTTATTTTAACTAGTATTTTCATTTTTAAAACCCTTTCATGACGGGCTTCATGACACCTACCTTTTTTTAATTTTATTCAAAACCTTCTTTTTCTGCTACTTCAATCATATCATCTAAAATTTTTTTAATCTTTCTAACGTATTCTAAATCGTCAAATATTAAACAAATTCTTTCAAATTCCTTATGGTTTACTTTTGGTTCTGCGTTATTATAAACTACATCTTTACTATTTGTATATCCAGATTCTATAGTGAAGAACAATTTATCTTCACTTCTTTCTGCTCTAAATATATTGTTGTTATTACCTACTTCAATAATCGAAGTAAGTTCGTTTTCATCTTTTACTAAATCCTTATCCATTTCTTCAAGGACTTTTAATTCTTCATTGTTTAAGTTATCATAAATAATATTCTTCCAAATATTTGTCATAAATAATCTTCTCCTTTTCATTTAATTTGTCCATTACTTATGCCCTCCATATACTATAACAAAAGGCAATGCTATAATCAATAAAATATCAAGTACAAAAATAAAATATCTAAAAGGATGTAACTTCATTTTAATATAATCCCAAACTTTCTGCAATGAAAAATATAGTCTGTAACCTAATCCTTTCATAATATCTTCTCCTTTAAAGTAATCTCCAATCACTGAAACAATCATCTAATTGCGTTTTCAGTACCATATTTTCTGAAAGTAATTCATAGTATTTTTTATTATTTGTCTCCATTTCTGCAAGATATTCTAAAGACATGATAACTTGGTTGTTAATATTACTTCGTTCTAAGAACTCATTTGTAACTATTATATTTCCTTCTTTAAGTATATTACCTTCCTTGTCTTTAAAAGAAACATGAACATCTTTTGTATTTAATTCATCCATAGTATTATTCCTCCTCTTTTAATTGTTGAATATCATATGTCCATTTTTGAATTTGTGAACCATATACAATAAATTTTGAATCTTCTGTCATTTACTCGTCCTCCAATATATCATATGTCTTTTTAAAAATATCTGGTTTAACAGCATAGAACTCCCCTTGTACACCTTTTACAACATAATCATTTTCAGAGACCACTAAAACTCCTTCTAATGTATCAATACCAAAACGAATATCAAAAGTAGTTAAATCATAAAATTCATGAGCTTTACCTTTAGTCCAATCAAAAATCTCTTGTTTACTTTCTTTAGTTCCTTTATACTGAATATATTCGATTTCTACAGGTTTCTTTTTAGCTTTTTTAACCATTGTTTATATCTCCTTTATTATTCCATTCTTTTAAAATTATTCTTTTAAACCATTTCTCCGTCCTCCCAAATCAAATGAGTTTGAAGTCTTTCATCTAAATAATGAATTTCTTTTATTTCTAAAGGCGTTTCATTTACAAGATATGAAATACTTGTTTTAATATAATGGCTTATTAATGTAGAAGAACTATATGGCTCAAAATATCTCACAATAATATTTTTTAATCTAGTGTTCTCATCAATTTCTATCTCATTTTGTACTACAAAATGTTTTCCATCATTTGTGTAAGATATTTTATTCTTTGTTTCTAAATCAACTAATTTCATAACAGTTCTATCGTTTAAATAAGTCATCTGTTCAGCAAATAAATTGTCTACACCCTGTTCGTCAATTAATCTTTTAATATATTCTCCTTGTGGTACGATTTCCTCTACTTTAATTTTTGTCATTGTTTAATTTCTCCTTATATAATGTTATTAATTTTTTTGAACGGTCACTAGCTTGCTCTATTAAAAATTTATCTTCATCTGTCATACTGTCTAACAATTCTTGTGTTGTCTTTTCTTGATAGTTATTTACATTAATAGTGCTATCATATTTTTGCAATAACTCCATAACTTTCACTTGTTCGTTTAAAATTTCTGAAATTAATACTTTTCTATCCATTTTATTTTCCCTCCTTATTTCTATAATTCAATACTAGCATATGTATAAATAAAAGTCAACAATATATTAATAAAGACTAGAGAAAAAACTCTAGCCTTTTAATATCTATTAAGCAATCTCTTTTAATTTATCAACTAATACTGATAGAATTTCTGCTTGGCTTTCGTCTAAGTCTTTTACTTTTCTACCATTTCCTAACACATCTTCAATAACTTTGTTACGCTCTTCTGTTTTACCGTCTTTTTGTAGTTTTTTACCTAATTCAGCAGTCTCTTTCATTAAGGCATCAAAGTCATATTCTACACCTTTAGACTGTTCTCGTTTACCTTCTGTAATATTGTCTTTTCCCTCTGATTCAATAGCTTTCTTTACCACTTTTTGATAAGATTCAGAAGATAATTCAGATGTTTCTGGCATAAATCTAAATGTAGCTCCTGCTAAATGTGTCAATGAATCTCTATAAAATATTTTACGGTGTTCTACACCATTATTATCCACAGTTAAGTCTAAGAATAAAATGTTATCTGCAATACGATTAATCATATTAAAGAATTTTGTTTTTACATCTGGAACTGTTTTTTGATATTCCACATATTCTTTACCATCTTTTTCACGAGTAGTAGTAGCACCTTCTACATTTTTTTCTTCTTCTGTAGCGTCTTTAACTAAAACTTTCTTAGTTTCTGTTTTAGCATGTGAAATAAATACAGGTGTGTACCCAGACTTTTCAATCAAAGAAAGACCTTTTTCTAACTCTTTATTATATTCACTGAAACCTTTACCCCAGGCAGCGTCTGATAAATCATCAATTTGTAAATTAGATAAAACATAAGTTTCACAATAAGTTTCAAATCGTGACACAGTATCTAAAGCAATTGCATCGTATTTTTCTTGTAATTTAGGGTCTTTAAGCAATTTCATAATACGTAAAAACTCCGCCCAAGAATCAATATTAATAACATGAGCATTAGGAATTGCGTCATGACGACGTTCAGTTGCTAAAAATAATACTTTCTCTCCGTATAAATCATTAATAAATGTTGTTTTACCAGTTTTAGGGAAGCCATAAACAAATGTAGAATATGTTTTTGCGTCAGTTGGTACTTTATTTCCCTCGATATTCAATAAATCATCTACTGTAATTTTTGCCATAATTAATTTCTCCTTTGATTTTATAATGTTTTACGATTTTTTATATTGCTAATTAATTAAATGGTTTTAATTCTTTAACAGAGTTATCTAGTGTATCTAAGACTTCTGCTGATAATGCAATTAAAGTTTCTGACGTATCTAATGATGAACCTTTTTCATATGCTGTGTCCATAACAGAAAAAAGATATTTTCTTATTTCTCCTACTGTACCATCTGTGTTGTTAATTGCATTCTGTAATAAATGACTTTCTAACGTTGTTAATTGTTCTTTAATTTGTTCAACACTCATTAAATCATCTATTTTAATCTCTTTCATAAATAATTTCTCCTTTATTATATTATAATAATTTCATACTATCTAGCTTAAATTCTAACTCTTTTTCAGCCTCAACAAAGAAAGTCTGCATTAAATAATCATTATTTTCATCTGCTCTATGTTTGTGTAGATTTAAAAAATGTTTAATTTTGCCATAAGTCTCATGTTCAAAAATTAAATTATCGACGTATTCTTCTACCTTTTTTTCAAACAATTCTCCATAATGTGTATAATAATCAAAACCCATTATTATTCCTCCTTAAATAATAACAAGGGGATAACCCCTTGCATTAAAAG